CCGTGTGCATGATCGGCGCTAGAATGCTGTATAGACATGTGAAGAACTCGAAGGAGTGGGCGGACCTGACTGCTCCGCGAGGCGAGTGGAAGGTGTTCATGTGAGCTTCCAGAAGATGATCTCCAAGTTCTCATCTGGCGCCTACCGCCCCATCACCTATGAGGGCTACTACGAGGGGAAACGGCGCCTCGACGCGGTGGGTATCAGCCTGCCTGCGAAGGCGCGTGTCCTGGAGATTCAGGCCCCGTTCGCTAAAATGGCGGTGGATGTCCTCACCGAGATTCTGATCCCCGACGGGTACCGTGTCGCAGACGACGACAAGATGGGTGTGGTTGACCTGTTGCGGAAGACGTGGCAGGCGAACGACATGGATTCCCAGTTCAACCTGGCTGCCGCCGAGGCCATTAGTGCTGGCGCCGCATACTGGGTGATCGCCCCTCCGGATGACGAGCACGAGTTCGCTTCGATTCGCGCCGTGGATGCGAAGCATGCCCGTGTGCGCATCAACTTCCGTGGCGAGGTCGTCGAGGGCGTGGTCCTCTACCGCCGTGACGACGGCAACGTGGGTGCCACCTATTACACGCCCGGCGGCGTAGAGTTCTACGCGAAGGGCAAGTACGACTGGAAGAGCGTCGGACAGGGCCGCCAGGACCAGTGGGGGGCATCCATCGTCCCCATGTTCAACAGGGCGCGCCTGTCCGACAAATATGGGCGCTCCGACCTGCGTGAGCTCACCTCCGTCATCGACGCCGCCTCTAGGACGCTCACGAACCTCCAGGTGGCTCAGGAGGTCGCTTCCTCCCCGCTGCGCGCCGTCGTGGGTGATGGTGCTTCGGACATGATTTCCCAGTATCCCGAGAAGATGCAGGCGTACATGGGTAACCTGATCGCCATTCCCTCCGGCGGTGACGTGAAGCAGCTGACCGGTATGGCGCTGGACCCGTTCATCAACACGTACAGGTCCTACGCCCTCCAGCTGTCCGCCATGACCGGTATCCCCCCGTCGATGATGGGCGTCTCCTCGGACAACAACCCGACCAGCGCGGAGGCCCTGCGAGTGGCGAAGGACCGCCTGATCGCCCGCGCGGAGAACAAGCAGCGCCAGTTCAGTGATGCTCTCGAGAGGGTTGGACGGATCGTGGCGCAGGCAAATGGGATGCCCCTGGATGGGCTGGAGGCCCTTGAGGTGACGTGGCGTGACGCAGCCGCCCCCTCAACCTCCGCGCAGATGGCTAACGCCCTCCAGGCCCACAGTCAGGGCATCATCGGGGATGAGACGGCCCGCGAGTTCCTTCACCTTACCCCTGAGCAGCTGCGCCGCGAGAAGGCCCGTGGCGACAAGATGGATGCCGAGGCGGGCCTGGATATGCCGGAGGCTCCGGAGGCTCCCGAGGATGTGGAGGAGGACCCTAAGAGTGAGTGAGGCCCTCTTCTACAGCATCCTGCGCGGCATCGTCATGCTTTTCCGGCGTCGGGCAGAGGATGCGCTCAAGGCGTTCGACGGCCTCCCTGAGTCACCCCCGGTGGAGCATGTGGGGGACCTCCTGACTCCGCTCATGTGGCAAGCCAGGAAGCAGGCGTGGGCCGCAGCTGCCCTGTTCCTGCGCGGCCAGGCCCGCAAGGCCGGGGTGCCCGAGTCCTGGGTCCCTCCGCAGCCGGGATACTCACCGAAGACTATCGCCCGCACCATCCGCGGCACTCAGGGTGCACTGAAATCTCCGGAGGGGATGCGGCGCCTTGAGCGGTCCCTGGAGGGGCATGTGCTGGCCGCTGCGCGCCGAACCGTCGCCGACGCAGTAGACACTGCTCCGTCATCCATCGAGCTCATTGAGGGCGCCCTGGATGACCTGGCGAAGGACCTCGAGGGGTTCTCCGAGGTCACGCAGAAGGCGATCGTCGAGGATGTCGAGAAGGTTAAGTCCCGCCGCCGGCAGAGCATGACGCTGGATGAGGCGTTCGAGAAGGTTGCTGATCGCGTTGAGGAGGCTGTTCGCACCCTCGATGAGGAGGATCTTGTCAAGGACCGCCACCGGGGCATGAAGGTGTTCTCGGAGGTACCGGACAAGTACCGCCGCAACTCCCGTGGCGAACTGATTGCCCGCCCGTTCGCTTTCGCTCGCGTCACTCACCCCAACAAGAATGGCCCCTGCGGCTTCTGTGCGATGCTCGCCTCGCGCGGCCCGGTCTATAAGTCGTCGGAGTCGGCAGGTATTAGGGCTGACAGGTACCACGATCACTGTTTTTGCACGTGTACTCCGGTTTTTACCTCCAAGCACTGGGAAGGGAAGGAACAGCAGACCGAATACGAACGTGTGTACAATGAGGTTGTGCGCGACCAGGACCTTCACGACGTGGATGCTCGTCGCGCAATGGACAAGTACTTCCGGGAGAAGCAGAAGGAGCGCAAATGAGCGACACCCCCGCGCCTGAGCCCTCCGTCGTTGAAGAGACTGACGGACCTATCTCAACCACCGACTACCCTATCGAGCACCCCGAGGAGGCCTCCAATGAGACTCCTGCGGAGGACGAGGAGACTCCTGCGGAGGAAGCGCCGAAGGATGATGAGGAGACTCATTCGGATGAGGTGAGTGAGCTGCGCGCCCAGCTGGCCGCACTCACCGAGAAGCTCGAGGCGAAGGAGGCCGCCGAGCGTGCCGCCGCCGAGCTATCCGAGAAGGAGTCGATCCTCTCTAAGGCCAACATTCCGGCCCGCTTCGCATCATTCCTCACCGGCGACAAAGACTCGTGGCAGGAGCAGGTAGACGCCCTCGCCACGTTGCGCGAGCAGGCAGACGCCGCGCCCGCGCCGTCAGTCCCCCGCGACCCTGCGGTGGATGCAGACCTTGAGACCGAGGATGACGGCCTGAGTGAGGCGCTCGGGTTCTTCGGCCTCGCAGACCAGTAAGGAGGGCATATGCCTGCACCCGCGTACAACCCCGACAACGAAGCCAAGATCGAGACAGTATCCAAGATTCTCGGCGCCAACTCTGGGAATGAGGCCGCGTTTCCCAAGACCGTCGTAAAGGGCATCTGGGACAACGCCATGAACGGCTCTGTTGTCCAGTCCCTCGCCGGTAGTGTCCCGGTCTCCATCAACGGCACCGCCATCCCGATCCCGGTCGGCCAGCCCACCGCTGGCATCGTTCAGGAGGGTGGCCTGAAACCTGTCGCTACCCTGTCCAGCAAGGTCAAGACCGTCACCCCGGTCAAGGCCGCCGTGATGATCCTCTACTCGGAGGAGACCGCTAAGGCTGACCCGCTGGGCGAGTACTCTCGCATCCAGCGCGCCCTGGGTGAGGCTATTGCTCGCGCCATCGACACTGCCGTCATCCACGGCATCGACGCGAACACCGGCACCGCCATCACTGGCAAGGAGGCCCTGACCTCTACCACGAAGGTGCAGGAGCTGGACCTGGCCTCCACGGCTACCGGCTACTTCACCAAGCAGCTGTCCGCCGCCTACGACAAGGTTGTGCTGGATGACGCGGACGAGGCCGAGTTCGGTTTCGACCACTTCCTCCTGGCCCCGAAGTTCCGCAGCAACCTGGTGAGCGCCCTGGATGCTCAGGGTCGCCCGCTCTACCAGCAGGCCCCCGACATCACCGCGAAGTTCGGTACCGTCCTGGGTGTTCCGGCCACCTACTCTCGTGCCGTCTCCGGCTACGAGAGGGCCAAGACCCCGGCCGCGAAGCTTCTCGGTATCGGCGGCGACTTCAAGGACGCTCTGCGTCTCGGTTTCGTTGAGACCATCACCTACCGTAAGGCGACCGAGCGTGCCGGTGGTGTGGACCTCTTCGACCGCAACATGGGTGCGATCCTCGCTGAGGCCCAGTTCGGCTGGGTTCTGCGTGACCCGCGCGCGTTTGTGAAGATCACCAGCAAGTGACCCGTGTGGTGGCCGCTGGCGTTTTGGTTGGCGGCCACCCCGTGGCCTGGTTTCCTGAGGAGGTGGAGAAGTGACGGTAGCAACACTGGATGATGTTCAGGGGTCGCTTATGCGGTACCTGGAGGATGACGAGAAGACCTGGGTGCAGGCTCTTCTGGATAGGGCTGAGGCCCTGATCCTGTCACGCATGCCCGATGCTGTGAACCGGTGTCGCGTTGACTATAGCTTCTCCATCATCATGCGGATGGTGGAGGCCGAGTCGGTCTCCCGTGTCCTCAGGGCGCCTGGCGGCGGCCTCTACAAGTATGAGACCGAGGGCACGTACACCTACTCGGTGAATCAGGCCGTCGCGTCCGGCATCCTGGAGATCACCGACCGGGACTGGCGGGCCCTGCAGGCTGGCACATCCGGGTGGGGTGTAGCCGGGGCCGAGATGGACGGCTACGCGCGGCGCACGCACCTTCTGGGCGCCCTGGAGGGGCCGCTGACGGTTGATCCTACATACCTGCGTGGACCGTCAGCCCTGGACTTCGCCGGGGATCACCCTGTCTATGACGAGGATGAGGTGACGCTGTGGTAGGGTTCCGGCCCCGTCGTGGGCGCTACCTGGAGAACGGTCCCCACGTGGTGGAGGTGACGCTCGCTGTCGTCAAGGAGGGGCGCACCGGGCGTCGGTTCGAGCGGGGGGAGACCTTCGTGATCGACAAGGTGCTGGTGCAGCCGTCAGCCGGTAACGCCTTGAAGGCTACAGAGAACCGCGTCATCCGGGGCGACCTCACGGATGAGACCACCTTGAAGGTTTTCGGCACTGGCCGGAAGTGGCCGGGTGGTCCGCACTCGTGGGTGAAGATCATCAAGGGACCTGAGTCCCTGGTGGGGAAGACGTTCCAGCAGGCCGGTGAGCCGCTCACCTATGACGCCTCCCCGATGACTCGCCACTGGTCGGTGCGTTGCGACACGCTCGGAACGGAGTCGAAGTGATCCAGGTGTACGACAACGAGCACACGCACGAGGACATTGCTGCCGTCGTGGCCCGTCAGCCTGAGTTTGCTGCTGCCGCCGCGAAGGTGTTCGCCGAGGTTGAGGCCGCTGCCGCCGCTCACATTAAGACGGGTGAGCTGTCCGCTTCGTTCAGCCTGTCGCAGGGGAAGGTGGACTGGTCCATCTCCCCGTCCACGGACCATGATGCGGCTGTCGAGTTCGGCCACTACGTCTACCAGGACGCGCAGGGGCGCCGTACGAAGCGCGATGGCGCCAAGTATAGGACGTGGGTGCCTGGCATCAACGTCATGCGTGGCGTCGTGCACGACAATGGGGGGTTCTAGTGGCGTTCGTTTCACCCCTCCCGTTCATCTACCGGTACGCCCAGGAGGCTGCTGCCGCCGGCGCGGCCGAGTGGCCGATCCTCTCCCGGATCGTGTGGCGCACGCATGGTGACGTGGACGACCCAATGAATGAGC